TACCACCTCAGCCTGCGGTACCGGTTAAGATCGACCCGGTAATTCAGCACGACCTCGTCGATCACCGACTTGGCCGTGTTGGTCAGTCCGGCGGGGCGGGCCGGTGTTGTTGACGTGTCGCCGACCGTGACAGACTCGCCCCCGCCAGACGTCTCCTCGATCCCGGGAAGCTTCGGCTGCTCGATCCGGAGCGCGTCAATGGTCATCGACGCCCAGACGGATTCCAGCTCAGCCGGTATTTCGGCGAGGTTCGTGGAATGCATGATGCGCTGACCGATCTCCTGCACATAAGAGTCGACCAGCGCATCCCATTCATCAGTGAGCCCAAGCCGAAGTTTGACGGTGGCAAGGACAGCGGACTCAGTCGCCGGCATCTTTGTCGCCGCCCTTGCGTTTGGTCTTCGCCGGCTTGGCAGCGCCGTCAGAACCGCCAGGCGCCTCCGTCTTGACCGGTTCGGTCTGTTCCCGTTCCTTTGCCGCCAATTCACGGCGGCGTCGGTTGAATGCGGTCACGCTCATACCGGCTCACCTCACGCAATCTTATGGACGAACTTCACAATCCGGATCGCCTTCGGTTCGTACACACGGCTCCAGTTGTCAGCCGTCGCCAGTTCCGTGTTAGTGGGCGACACGCCGGTCACGTCAGCAGAAGTGAACCGCACACCGCGCGGATGCAGAATGAACGTGCGACGATTGATCAGGAAGTCTTCACCGGCGAGCGTATCGCGGTCCGTTTCCGTCGGGACGAATCCGACCGGATTGCCCTCACCATATGCGACAGCACCGGGGCCGAACAGGTACGTCGTATACGCTCCGGTACCCGCATCGAACGGCACGCCGTCGTCGACGATGACACGTTTGCCCAAGAACGTCGGAACGTCGATGGAACCGGTGGACGGCCGCACGTATTCGATCAGATCCTGCTTGGCCAGCGCCGCCTCCGTCGCACTGTGCATGACGATGGCCATCAGTTGAGCCTTGGCGTCGCCCAGCTTTTGCGCGGCATCGACCGTCGTCTTGGCACTGATGAGGGCCGCACCACCCGTCTGTTCCGAAATGTCGTGCACAAGGGCCGACATGCTCGGCGAAGCGAACACCCCTTGGAGCGTCGAAACCAACACTGCCTGATACCGGCGCGCCCAGTATGCGGCCACCAGGTCCGCGATCGCACGCATTGGGTCGTCGCCGGCCAAGTTGGCCGCCAGGTCGTTCGCACCCCACGCGCGGCCGCGGCGCAAGATGACAGCTTCGTCTTGGCCCGCTTGAATTTTCCCGGGCGTCAAGGCGTTATCATCGTCAAGAACCTCATCCTCGCCCGTCAGATCGCCCCAAAACGGCATGTTCACCGTTTTGGCTGCCTGGCTGGCCAGTCGGTCGAACTCCTGCGTCCGCTGCGCGATGCCGGACTGGAAGATCGCGGACAGTTCCATCGTCCGCTGAATGACGTAAGGATTGAATACTTCAGGTACAATGACATCTGCAATTTTCGTCACAGGCATTCAAAATCAACCTCCAGCAGTGGATTGAAATTGTTTCGCAAGCTCCGGATTCTCCCGAAGGATTCGAGCTTGCTCAGTCAAATTGAACGTTTCCTTCGCCCACGGGTTCTTGATTCCGCTGCCCGTGGAATCCCGGCCGTCAGCCGGCGTGGCGCCCTTGAAATGCGGCCCTTTGTCGTCTTTCTGTACAAACAAAAAACCCTTGCTTGCGCGCAGGGTTTTCAACTGATCGTCGAGGCCGGCTTTGATATTGCCGTTCTCGTCAACCTCGATTTTGGACTTGTCCAGCAGCCCGGCCACCAGATCCGGGTCGTGTACCTGACCGGCAACCGCCAGTTTGATTGCCGTCGTGACGGCCATATCCTTGATCTTGGCCTCGTACTTTTCAGCCGAGGCTTTGTTATCGGCCTGCAGCTGCTCGATCTGCTTGCGCAGCTCGTCGTTACCCTCGGCCGCCTTTTTCAGATCGACCAGCTGCTTGTCGCGCTCTTTGAGCGCCTCTTCGGCCTGCTTCCGGGCTTCGTTGGCTTCGTCGAATTTGGATTTGGGAATCCAGTTTCCGTCAGAGACGATGGCGATCTTGTGCTTGTCACCAAGCTTCGCCGTGACCTGATTATACAGGTCCTCTCCCAGCAGTTCTTTCAGATCCACTCTCAACACTCTCCCGATTAGGTTTTTAAACTGGTAACCCGCCAGCAATCGGCTTCCGTTCAGTTTGACCCCGAACCCTTAAAGAGGGCAATAATCGGGGCCCCGAAAGTCTCATCCGGAGCCCACAGGTTCGTATTCCGCTTCGAAATCCGCCTGCTTCATGACGCTGATCCGTCCCCCCGCGTCCTTAAAGAGGTAATCGGTCAGATACGCGACTGCCACATCATAGGCACCGCGTATGACACGGAGACGCACACCCTCCGATGTGTAATCGACCGAGATCGGCAGATCGACAAAGTCGATGATCTCGTCGATGTGGTCCTTGTCAGTGCTCTCAAACTGGATCGCTTCGACGATAATGCTTTTCTGGTATTGCTTGACCATCCCTCCACCTCCAAATTCCCAAGCGTTTGGGATTTTCGGGTAAACAAAAAGCACCCTCGCATTTGCGGGAGTGCATTTTATTGCATCTTTTTTTGAATCGATTCCGCTTCCTCGGCTGAAATCACGTCATAGTCACTGAAATCACCGATCAGGATGCCGTCGTATCGATCGGAATCTACCCAATCGCCGCCCCGGTATTCCTCAAAGATGCCTTGATTCAAACGGACGAGCGCGAAAGGAGCCGCTTTCGTTGTACCATATTTGGTTATTGCGTAATACTGCACCTTCATCGCCCCCTCACTTGATTCTGTCGATGCCGGGCGGTCTTCTGATCCCGTCTGCAATCTTCAACATTTCCTGCCACAATTCCATTTTACGTTTTTTTGATGTGGAAGACAACCGGTATTCTTCGTATAGCTCGTGCAATTTATCTTGCTTGAGATCAAAACTTTCCGGAGTATGGAATTGCAATTCGTACGGTGTGCCATTGGGCGCTATCAGTACGACGTTTATACCGTTGTATGGATTTTGTGGCTCATTCCAGGAATTTTTTACCTTTTTGACAGTGTGTCCTTCGTTGATAAGATTCAGTATTACAGCCGCATACAGACTGTAGTATCGATCCGGTTCCGCGACAGCCGTATAGCGTAGCACATCGTTAATCGACTTCGCTACATCCTGGGGCGTCAGCGCAGGGTTTATTTCCAAATCGCGCTCCAAGTCGGTCGTAACCTTGCGGATGAATGAGTCGCGCGTTTTGATTCGATAGTCGAGTCCGGCCATCTCCCCGCCCGCATCCGTAACTGCCTTAGTGACCGTGGAAGTTATATCGGGCTCGGATGCTGCGATAGACTTGTAGTGTTCATCCAATTCCTCGCGCGCCCCATCAGCCATCTCCCGCGCCGCCTTCTGCCGTTCCTCTGGTGTACTCGGCGGTTCCGCTTGCCGTGTCGTTGGCGGTTCGACTGCCTTCGGCTTGGCCGGCTCCGTGGCTCCAGGCGCGTGTTTCTCCGCCCATTCCTTGTAGGTCATATCTCCCGGGACCATATACGTTTTCCCGCCGTCATCCCGCGCTGCGCGTTCGCCGGCCGCATCCTCGTAATACGGGATCGTCGTCGAGCGGCAAAACACATGCAACGGAGGGTAGTTTACCCCGGGTGTAGCATCGCTGATCTGGAACACCTTGCCGTCCATATGCCGGCATATCTCGGATGTACGACGGTCCAGCGTGGCCACAAACTTGTATTGCTCAACGCCCATCTCCCGGTATGCATCCAGCCGCGACTGGCCGCTGAAAAAAGCCGCCTCTGTCCGGATCAAACGGGCTGCAGCGTGCTTGGAGACGTTCATGCGCTCCGCGAAGTCAGCGATCACCTTCTCCGCCGGCTCACCACGAATCAGATCCTGCGTCAAGATCGTCTGCAGCTCGTTGACCAGCTTGTCACGGTCCTTCCAGATCCGCGCCGAAAAGTTGCTCCCGTCGGGCGCCCAGGACTTCGCCAACACCTTATCGATCTGCCTGTCGTCCAACTGTGCAAACGACGAGCCGACACCGGTGCCCTTCTGCAACTCATAGACGGAGCGGTAATAGCTGTCCTTGTAAATATTCCCGAGCGTGTCCGTCGTGCCTTTTAGCCGCTTGGCCGAGAGCTGCTCGATTTCATTGCGTAGGTGCGTTTCAAGCTCCTGCAGCCGCGTGATGTGCACCTTCGCGCTGGCGTTCTCCAGCTCCTTCATCCATCGCTGATCGACGGCGTTTTCGCGGCCGCGCTGAATGTACTCTTCGACGGTCCAGTGGAACTCTTTCAGCTCGTTTTTATCGAGCAGCTTGCGGGCCTCGGCTAAGCTGATGTCGTTGTTCTTGGCAAGCCGCGCATACCAGGCTTCCGTCTGCTTCCGAATACGGGCTATCGCCTTCTCGTACTCCTCGTTCTGCTTTCGGATGTACTCCTCGCCTTTGGCCAGCATCGCCTCATTCAAATCGTCCATCCGCTTTGCCCAATATTCTTCAGACTTCATCCGTTTTCAGCTCCAGGTGGTTGGTCAGGCGGTACTCCTCCGTATGCGACAGCTGCGACTTCCCGCTGCTGTCTGATCCGCTCGAGCTCAGCCTGCACGTCCGTCACCCACGGATGATTTGCGACGATCGTCTCGTCCGAAATGAGCCCGACGCTGTTTTTGGCGTTGGTGATCGTGTCTGTCTCGTTGATCAGGATGTCACGGTTGAAGACGATGTCGACTTGCTCGTCGAAGAAATCGCCGACTCCGCTGTTGGCCAAATGCGTGTTGATGAACCATAGCAGTTGCTCGAGGCTCGCCTGGAATTCTGTCTCGATGATGTTGGCATCCATGTCGAGATCCGCGTACAGGAATTTCAACGCGATACCCGACTTGTCCCCGCCGAACCGCTCGGACTGGGTGTCCACCCCGCGGCCAAACTCGTAAATGTCCTTGCGCAGCCGATCCAGGTGCTTCTCGGTCGCTTCTGTATCGATGTCCAGGCTGAGCGTGTCAACGCCTCCTTGACCGCCCTCTTCACTGAACACCTTCACAGCCCGATATGTTGCCATGTTGCGCCGGAACTCTCCGAGATCCTGCCCGTCGTAATTTTTGAGCACGAATATCGAATTGGGCAGATCCTCCAGGTTGTTCGCATGATCGCTGGTCTTGGCATCGTAATCGTCGACAAGCGATTTCACAACCTGAATAAGCGGTAGTTCCTCGTCGTTGTACTTGAAGCAGACGAACGGTACGCGCTCCCAGTTGAACCCCTGCTCCTGCCCGTCCTGAACAGCGATGAAATGGCTGCCAACCTCGCCCGCCTCGACATCCGGAATCAGGCCGCCCTCGCTGAGCACATACCGACGCACGCCGGACGTTTCCCAGAACTCGACCTTCGTAATGATCTTCCGGGTTATTCCTTCGTAGACCTCGACCTCATACACCCGAATGACAGCATCCAGCTCCGTATGATCGGCATCTCGCCACAGCGGGACGATCTCCTCGGCCGGAATCTTTTTGAATGACAGCGCGCCGTTTTCGTCGTAATAGACATGCAGCCAAGCCTTGCCTTTGTTCACAGCTTCTTTCCCGAGATTTTTCAACAACCGCAAAAAAGACTTGTCGAAGACCGAGTTCAACAGGTCTAGATACTGCTGATTTTCAGTCTGAATACTCAATGGCTTCCCTAACAGATAGCCGACCTTCTGATCGACGAGCTTGCGGACAAACGCATGGACCAGCTTGTTATTTGCAAGATTGGTGACCTCGACCAGCTCGCCATTCTCACCGATCGCCGTGCGCTTGCGCTGCAGGATGTCGTGATCGCCGGCATAATACCGCTGCCCGATCAGCATCCAGTTTCGCTCATCGGACGTAAGCCAGTCGCTGACCTCGAGTTTGACGATCTCCTCAAGGCTCATCGCTGACCGAGCGCCGGCTTCGACGATATCGATGATACGTTGCGTTTCGGTGGGCATTGGTTTCACCCCTTTCAGTTGAACGAAATAGCCGCCGGTCGCATAACCACGGTGTTCACGAAATACCGATCGCCGTCCATCTGGTGGTCGTTCTGCTTGATTGGCTTTTCCTCCCCGCGCTCCGCCGCCTTCTCATCCCAGACGTAAGACGCGAATTCGCGGAACGTTTCCTTGCAGCAGTCGTTATACAGAATTCGGCCGGTATTCAGCGCCGTAGCCACGTTGTGGATGCCCTCCAACACGTCATTCTGCGCCTTGCGGATTGCGAATCGACCTTTTTTCCGAACCAGCGCAATGAACGACGCCGCCGAGGGATCGATGATGACTGCTCGCGGCCTAATGTTCCCGACGAACTCCTCCAGGTCCTTGTAATACTCCTCGTCGGTCTTCTGCCGCCCCTTCTGCCGGCCGTCGTAGTGATATTCCCGGATCTTGTACCAGGCACTTTCAAACTCATGCGGGTTCGCCTTTGACGGCGCCGGGACGTACCCCCACAGCCCAAATGTCATCGGGTTCTGCGTACCGTAGTCGACGCTGACGTAATACTGCGAATACGGCCGATCGACGGTCGTCCGGACATGCTTATCCGGGTCGAACATGTCGTAGATGATACCCTCGGCAAGCACCCACAGCCCAAGGATGTATCGGCGATAGAACACGCCGCTGTACATCCGCCGATATCGCTCTTTGACGCGCTCGGACAGGCTGAGATTATCGTCCATTGTGAAATGCAGATGCAGCGCATGCTTTTTATCAAGTTGATCCAGCCATTCGAGTTTGAACCAATGGAACGGGCCGGCGGGGTTGCAGTTAAACCAAAGCTTAGAGCCGTCCACCGAGCAACGCGCCGTCGCCTGGTTGACAAAGCTCTGCGGCATCAGCGCGACCTCGTCGAAGAACATACCTGCCAGCGTAATCCCCTGAATCAGGTCCTGCGACCGCTCGTCCCTGCCGCCAAAGAGAAAGAAGTCGTTTGTCCGTTTGCCCCGGCTGATAGTCAGCAGATTGTCCGAGCGGTGATCTTCCACTCGGTATCCGCGGCTGATCAACATCTGCTTCAGAGGACCGATGACGTTACGGCGGAGTGCGCCGATCGTCTTGCCGGCCATTCCGAGCTGTTCACCGTTAAACGTCTCCATGGCCCAAACC